CCGCCCCGGGCCGGCGCTGTGTGAGAGTCCCCCGCGGTGGGGGAGCGAAGCCGGCGGAGCCAGAGCCTGTAGATTATAAAACTGTAAAGCCTGTTGAGGATTACCGCCATATCTACCGTAATCCCGACGGCACAGAGGCTTATTACAAGCGTCGCCGCAAATGGGCTGATGGGCACAAGGTGTTCAGCTTTGCATATATCAATGCCGAAGGGCGCACGGTGTATACCAAGCCTGAAGGATGTAACAACTTATATAACTTAGATTTACTAGCACAACATAGGAGCACAAAGTTGTACATCGTTGAAGGCGAGAAATGCGCCGACGCAATGACGTCTGCCGGTCTACTGGCAACCACGAGCAATACCGGAGCCCAGAAGGCTATCAAGCTGAGCGCGACGGACAAGGCACTGCTGGAATCTTATGCAGAGCGCATCGTCATTCCCGACAATGACGAGAAGGGTTCCGATTATGCTGCAGCCTGGCAAGGCGCAAAGGTCATGGATATCACAAAGCTGTGGCCTGACTGCCCGCCTAAAGGTGATATCGCAGATTACTTTGCTGCCGGTGGCACAGCCGAAGCAATCGAAGCCTACGAGTGGCCTGTGGTGCTCTCTCTGGACAGAGAATTCTTTGAGGGGTGCGATAGGTTCAGCCTTATCGATGAGGCGCTTCTGGAGGCAATAGCGGCGCTCACAGAGCCGTCCAAGCGTCAGCAGGTGCTTTCCATGGCGAGGTTTCGCGCTGGGGAGCTGTGCTGCAAGAGGGAATTTGAGAGTTGCTGGAAGGCGTACCTGCAGCAGCAGGCAGCTAAGGGGATAAGGTCAGACAATCTGACCAAATTCCCGCAGCAGCTTTTTGCCTTGCGGTGTGGTAACTGGAACACATCAATTAATGGCGTGTATCGAGCGGTACAGGTCGGGACAGAATATAAAAACGAATACGCGAGTCCCATCCCCATCATGCCGACGGAGCTGCTGGTGAACGTGGAAGATGAAACGGAAAAAATCCGGCTTGCGTATTTTAAAAATGGCGGCTGGCAGAGCGTGGTGGTCCCGCGCTCTGTGCTGGCCAACAAAAACAAAATAATCCTGCTGGCAGATAATGGCGTTGAAGTCAACAGCGACAACGCCGGTCTGCTGGTTAAGTATCTGGCGGAGGTTATCGCCATGAACCCGGACATCCTGCCGCGGGTAAAGTCGATTGACCACATGGGATGGTCCGATGCAGGCTTTGTGCCGTATACCGATGAGGTCAAGTTGGACTGTGAGGACCAGTATAAATCTCTTGTGCAGGCAGTCTCCAGCAAGGGTACGCTGGAGGAATGGGCGGCATACGTCGCACCGCTCCGACAGAACCTCTATATGCGGCTGATCCTTGCGGCATCCTTTGCCAGCGTGCTGGTGGAGAAGGTAGCGGCGCTGCCATTCGTGTTGCATCTTTGGGGCGGCACCGGCAGCGGCAAGACCGTGGCCATGATGGTGGCTGCGTCTGTCTGGGGCAATCCCGCCATGGGCAAGCTGGTGCGGACCATGAATATGACGGTCAACTCTATGATGAGTACAGCGTCTATCCTGCGTAACCTGCCGTTTTTCGGTGACGAGCTGCAGACAATTAAGTCAAGATTTGAAAATTATGACACGCTGATCATGCGTGTCACTGAAGGTCTTGACCGCGGCAGGATGACCAATGCAACCTTCCAGCGGCAGAAGTCCTGGCTGAACAGCTTTGTTTTTACTGGTGAAGAGCCTTGCACGAAGAGTCAGTCCGGTGGCGGCGTGAAAAACCGTGTTATTGAGATTGAGTGCGACCAGCAAATAATCAACAATGGTAACGCTGTTGTGAATTTTATCACGCAGCACTTTGGCTGTGCAGGCAGGGCGTTTATTGAAGCTCTGGAAGGGAAGAATCTTGCGGCTGATTACAATGAGATTATGCGTCTGGTGCTGGAAGTAACAGATACGACCGAGAAGCAGGCCATGGCGATGGCTCTTATGCTGCAGGCGGATGCGATTGCGAGCAAGGCTATCTTTGGTACTCCAGGCGATGTGCTATCGCCTGAGGATATAGTTGGTTTTGTGAAGAGCAAGGCTGAAGTCGATGTTAGCGAGCGGGCGTTTAACCTTATTGTTGACGTCATCGGCGCCAATGCCGACAAATTCGATACTGAATTTCACGATTTTGCCGGATATGCCTATTGGGGCAGACGTAGAAACGATGGCGTAATCATGATCAACAAGACAATCCTTGAGGAAGAATTAGAAAAGAAAGGGTTTGACTATGCTGCTTTAAAGAAAAAATGGGCTGAAGCCGGTCATCTGCTGAAAACAAAACAAGGAAAATTTTTCGGGCTTTATACTTTGAATCATGTTAGAGCAAATTATGTGGCTCTTTATGTGAAATGTTAGCTAGGTTAGCTAAAGGTTAGCTAAAAAAATGGCTCAACCATGCGGCTTTTAAGACTTTAGCTAACCTAATAACCTAGCTAACCTAATATATATATACGTATGTAAGCTCTAATTTCCCAAAAATCCTAAGTTCTAAAGTAATAAAAAATATATAGGATACTCTTTCAGAAAAAGGTTAGCTAGGTTAGCTAAAATTCAAAAACCGCTCAACCATGCGGTTTCCAAGGCTTGAGAAGGTTATCTAAAAGGTTATCTAGCTAACCTAAAAGGTTCGCTAAACCGGAAAAGGAGGGAAACGATGTTATTTAAAATTTTGAGTACTATGTTACGTGACTTTATTGCAGGGCTGGTTATGGCGGTGGGGTGCTGCTGTATGATGGTGGCACAGGCTTTTGTTAAAGCTGCTGTTTGCTTCGCCAAGTTTGCCTGCAAGGTCAATGGGGTGAAATGTGATGTTAAGTAAAATCTGTCTGGTGTTTGCAGTGCTGATCAGCATTGTGTGGATAGTGAGCCTGACGGTGTTAGTTGCTTGCGGTGCTGTATGGGCGCTGCAGAAGTTAGGAGGAATGTAAATGTATATCAAAACGAAAAGCGGAGATTATGTAAACTCCAAGAATATCAGTGGCTTAAGAATCAAATGTTATGGTGGCGGTTTTAATGTCGTAGCAGAATGCATCGGTTATTGCGACGATCCTTGCTTCTATTCCAGTGCCAAGATAGAAGACGCGGAAGCGTATATTAACTTGCTGGCGAACCACCTGGATGAGGTAGAAGAAGCTGCAACCATGCAGTACCCGCGTTGCGCTATCCTCAAGGTGTCGGAGGCTACTGTTGATGCAATGCGTTATAGCTATCGCAATCGCCCGCTCCAAAACAAGCCACAGCATGCAGCCAGTAAGAACACTAAGCTGTCCGCAATGCTGACTGCACTGGTCGATGACTTTGCCGCGTCTGGTGATCCTGACAATCTCCTTAAAATCAACGCGTATATCCGCATGTATCTGCAGCAGGAGGCTAACCATGAATAAACAATATCTGATGTTGAATCTGGAGTCTGACACCTTTAAGGGCATGAAGGCCGATTTTGATGAGCTCCTGCAGCAGCTTCTGGAAAAGCTCTTTGCTGGCCGTATTGCTGATGGCTCTATCAGCATGAAGCTGTCTGTCAGCTTGACCGAAACCTATTCTGAGACAATGGGTAAGGACATTTCTGTACCGCTGTTCAAACATAAAACTACCGCCAATTACACGGAGAAGCTGGAGAATGCCGGTGCTGTCTCCCTGCCTAACACGTATCTGGAATACGACGAAGACCTCGGGGAGTTCGTCCTGAAGCCTTGCGGCAGTGAGCAGGACATGTTCGCAGAGCAGGAGGCTGATGAAGCGACTATCGATGTTAAAGCTATTCCGCAGGATTGCCACCGTCCCCTGCAGGTGCGTGATCCTATGTGCAATGACTGCGCTAATCGCGATACCAGCGCCTGCGACCATTGCGATGGCTGCGACAAGTGGGAGCCTACGGTAAAATGATACCGCTGCGTCCCTACCAGCAGGAGCTGGTGGATAATATCCGCAGGGCAATCGGTCAGGGGCGGCACAGCGTGTGTGCAGTGTTGGGCTGCGGCGGTGGCAAGAGCGTTATACAGGGCAACATCGCCGCCAGCGCCACAGCACGCGGTAACAGGGTACTGTTTGTTGTTCACCGCAAAGAGCTGTGCCAGCAGATTACCAATACTTTTGCTGCATGCGGCGTAGACTTCTCTCTCTGTACCGTAGGCATGGTGCAGACGGTCTGCCGCAGGCTGCCCAAAACGCCGGAACCGAAGCTGATCCTGGTCGACGAGGCACACCACATCCTGTCGCAGAGCTATCTGTCTATCCTGCAGCACTTTCCGGGAGCTATGGTCTTAGGCTTTACCGCTACCCCGCAAAGAATGAACGAGGGCGGTCTGGGAGCTGTCTTTGAAGAGCTCATCGAGTCAGTGTCGACCGAATGGCTCATCCAGAACCATTATCTGGCACCGTACAAATACTACGGCGTGCAGCTGGCGGATGCCAGCAAGCTGCATACTAAACGCGGCGACTACGACAAGGCTGAGATTGAAGCGCTTATGAATAAGCGTGCCATCTTTGGCAGTGCCGTCGAGAACTGGCTGCAGCTGGCAAAGGGCAAGCAGACAATAGTGTACTGCTCGTCTATCGCCACCAGCGAGGGCACAGCAGCCGCTTTCCGGGAGCAGGGCATCAATGCTATGCACCTTGATGGTACAACGCCGCAGGCGCAAAGACAGGCTGCCGTAGAGGGGTTCAGACGTGGCGAGGTTACGGTCCTTTGCAATGTTGATTTGTTTGGCGAGGGCTTTGACGTGCCTGACTGCGATTGCGTGGTGCTGATGCGGCCTACCAAGTCGCTCACACTGCACATCCAGCAGTCGATGAGGTCAATGCGTACTAATCCTAACAATCCGGACAAGGTCGCGCTGATCCTGGACCATGTTGGCAATTTCACCCGGCACGGTCTGCCGGATGATGTGAGGGAATGGTCTTTGGAATCCAAAGCCAAGAAGAAAAAGCAGGAGCTCAGCGTTAAGCAGTGCCCGAATTGCTTTGCCGTGGTCAAGTCAGCGGTCACCGAGTGCCCTCTCTGTCATTACGTATGGGAGAAGGAAGAGCGCGAAGGTCCGGAGGTCGTGGAGGACATCATCCTGCAGGAAGTCGCGCGCATGCCGTATAGTAAACACATCGAATGTAAGTCATGGGCACAGCTGGAGCTGTTCCGTGCTACGCACAAACGTGCTGATGGCAAGGTTTTTAAGTTTGCTTGGTCGCTGCACAAAGCGGTGCAGCTGGGGCTGGCAGTACCGGAACGGTACCGCAGTGCAGCTATCCGCCTGCTGCGTCAGGATGAATACAGGAGGTTAAAGTTTGAATAATAAATCTGAAGCTCAAATTATGAAGGAGATTGAGGTCGCTGTATCTTCCGCAGGGCACAAGATTTTCCGCGTCAATGTTGGCGAGGGCTATCTGTACCGCACACAGCCGACGCAGGCGACGCTTGACCTTGAGAACAAGCGTAGCCGCTGGTTTAAGAGCGGACCGCCGCAAGGCTACAGTGATTTGTCCGGTGTAGCGTATCCGTCAGGCAAGGCAATCTTTATCGAGTGCAAGACGGCAACCGGCAAGCCGACGCTTCAGCAGTGCGTGTTCCTGCTGGCGATGTTGGCAGCGGGTGCCAATGCCGGTATCGCACGCAGTTCCGAGGAGGCGTTGGCGATTTGTGAGATGACGGACAACCTGCGTCAGAAGATGGGGGAGTATATCCATGGCTGGTTGGTTAAGCTTAGGCAGCGTGGTAAGTGATCCGTGGGCTGATTGTGCCGACAGCGAGTTCTGGGGGCAGCTGCTACAAAGCGCTGCCCGCCATGATCACAAGCTGTATGTTAAGCTCATCGGCCTGCGCTTTGCCGGAGCAGAGCTGCTGCCTAGTGCACGCTTCGGCCTGCGCTTGGTCATGGCTAACGAGGCAACGGTGACTCAGCAGGATGCGAGGGAGCTGCTTGCTCCCCACTCTGAGCTGTTACTGAATTTATTTTTACACATAGGAGGTGGCGCAGGTGGACAACAAAAAACTGATACATGATACTGTTGTGGCAACGCTGGCTGCCTTAAATAGCCAGCCTAAGCCGCAGGACTGCTACAAAGCGACGGAAGCACGCTTGTACGCTTACCCGACGCTGATGGCGAACATCGAGCAGTACCAGCTTGATATCCGCGACCTGAAGGCGGAGCGTGTCACGGAAAAATCTAAAGACATTACCTGCTGGGGCGGCGCAAGTTCTCGCCTGACGCCCGAAGAGAAGCAGCAGGCACGCATTATGGCTGTAGAAGTTAAGCTGGCGCGTGATCAGGCGGAAGTTGCTAAAATCAACCGCATCCTTGACCGGCTGGAAATCAGCGAGGGTACAGACGCTGTTGATATCATCCGTCAGGCGTATTTTTTCTGCGTGCCTTTGGATGATATTGCGCTGCATGAAGGTGTGTCGCTCTCGACCATCCAGCGCAGGCGTACGCGCCTGGTGCGGCAGCTGGCGTTAATGTTATATGGAGCGGAGGCGTTGATGTAATGACAATTCTTTCACGTAAACGTATCTTACAAACGCAAATCACTTGCAAGACTAGCCGCATCTGCCCGCGTCAGCGGCAGTGGGCAAAACTTAGAGTGGTACAAAAATCCACGGTTCTGGGACCTAGCTTCCTTTCAAAATTAATCCGCAAGCACCGCGAAGTTTTATTACTTCGCAGTGCTCGTGGCTACTGTCAAGTTTTTGCTTATTGCGTAACGGAGGTGACGCCGATATTATGATTAATTTGTATCCTGTGATTGCTGAAAAATTGCATATCCCTGTTGGCAAGGAGTTTAAGCTTAAGCCTAAGCGTGGCGGAGTATATCCGGCGCAGTACCGTTTTATCGCTGATGATTTGGAGTATCGTCCGAGCCAGTGCTGCCATTGGTCAAGCGTTAGTAATCAGCCCATGCAGATGCGTATTTTTCTGGCTTTGCTGCGTGGCGGTGTGGAGGTTGTAGAGGAGTAAAGGCGTGGAGTGGAATGAAGAATTAGAGAAAAAACTGCAACGCCGTGGCGAAATCTGGCACGCGGAAAAACTTGCATCACGTCTTATATTCGACGGCCGCCGTGCTCTTGAACACTATACTGCAGATGAAATGCGTGCGAAATTTGAGCCTATAGCAAAGCAGTACAGAGAAAGCGGGCGCTTTATCAACTGTCTGGCATCTGATGCCTTGGTGATGTACTGCAAGGAGCAGGGCTATAAATGGGAGTGGTACCCACCTAGCCCGTTGGGAGAGTATTGGTTTGTGCTGCCGAAAGAGGATTTATTTTAGGAGGTGCTAAAAGATGAGTAAAAATATTCTCCCCGAAATTGCTAAGATGCTGGATGTGGAGATGTATGAAAAATTTAAAATTGAGGGCATGAGCTCTGACCTGGTTTTCCGAATCGGTGTAGACGGACTCGAAATGGAACGTTTTGACTATGCTGAGGATGACCGCATATGGGTGACTCTTGCTTCATGCAATTTTGTTGATTTGCTGACTGGTAAGGCAAAAATCGTCAAACTGCCATGGAAGCCGAAAGAAGGCGAGACCTATTGGACATTCATTCTTTATGATTCCGATATTAGGTTGGGTATTGAACCTCACGAGTGGCTTGACGACATATTTGACTTTGCACTTTTTAAAGCAGGATGGATATATCGTAGCTACGAGGAAGCCGAAGCGGCACTCCCTGCCGTAGCGAAGGCAATGAATATTGAATATAAAATTTAGGAGGATTATTATGACTGAACATAACGAATTTACATCGTTTATTGATGACGAGCTTGAACGCGTAGGTGATTTGTTCGCAGAAAAACAGCAGCAGTATTCTGCTGGTGCTGATCCGCTGTCAAACTTCCGCACTGGCGCGCTGCTGGAGCATCGTGATGGTAGCTACGAGAAGATGTACGAGGTTGCTAAGGGCTACCTGAATAAGCACATCGCTTTTCTCTATGACCATGGCATAGTTGACAAAACGGAGGAATCCTTGCGCGACATGGTGGTCTATGGTCTGATTATGTTGTACATGGTTAAAAAGAATCAGGAGCTTGCACAAGTGAAGGAGTGAGCTTGATGAGCAGTAAACGTAAACTTAAGCGCCGCAATCCTGCGCCGGTGGCAGGTTTTTAATACGAGCGCATGTGTCAGACGGTGTCTGAGCAGGCAATCTATCGCGTGCTGGCTGTCGCTGTTGATATCATCTGGAACAACTTTGGTGGCCTGCAACCCAAACATACACGTCTGAAATTCTTTGCAGAGACGTTCCGCGAACGTCTGGAAGTTGTTGACCAAGGATTTACGCCGTCGCAGCAGGCAGCCATGGATGAGCTGCAACGCCAGGCTGGTTCAGCGTGGTGTTTAATACTAAATAATTTAATGACCGCTCATCGTGTGGTGGGCGGTCTTATTTTCTTTAAAATTCACAAAGAGTTCACAAAGGCGTGAGAAAAAGCGGTGATTTTTATGGTATAATAAAAACCGTGGAGAAGTGTCGATAAAATTCGATTGAGAGTGATGCAATTTCTGATGGTACTCGAACATTCGATACTTTTTTGAGAGGAACTTTGGATGCGGTAGCTTATTGTTAGGTACTAGATTCCGGGTTCTTTTTTTGTGTATGGAGCGTCTGGCTTTTAGCCGGGCGCTTTTTTTATGCCCGGAAACCGTAACCCAAGGGACGAGACATCCCTTGTTAATCTCAAATCCTCAGCGGTAGTCCGGGCACCATTTAATGACTTGCAATTATTGATGGAGTGAGTTAATATGTTTACAAGGTATCTGCTGCTTGCAGCGCGTGTGTGGGATGGTTGGGATGAATCGAAACATCCGCGTAAGTCTAACGGGCAGTTTGGTGCTGGCGGTAGTGCTTCAAAATCACCGCTCAGGCGTGCGGCTGAGGTTGTAAAGCCGAAGCGCAAGAGTAGGAAATCTAGCAGGATTACATCAGCTGAACGTGAGCGTGTAACCCATGAAATAAGTACATGGTTCCATGGGCGGTTTGATGGTCAGGATGAAGGTTCTATTGCGGTGCGTAATTATCTTTACTTTTTTCACATTAACGAATATGGTGACTATAATATTTATGCTAAATTACCATTGAAATGAGGGTGGCAAAATGGAAGAAGAATTAAAAAAAGTGCTAAGATCAATGTCTGGCTATTATTATGATTTTGAGTTAGGCATCTTGTTATTGCTAGAAGATAATAACGAGGCTATGGCTGATACTATCGATTATATTAAAAATAATCCTGATGCTAACACTGGAGACGTTCTTAAGTATGCTCATCAGTTTGTTGAATTTGTATACGAGGATGCGTGAAGTTAGGATAGTTTACAATTTTGTAGGGGAAATCCGCTAATTCAAAAATATTTATCAAAAATATATTGAAAAATTCGTTTTTTAGATGTATAATAAAGCGTTAAAGGTTAGGAGAAAGATTATGGCTAAAAAGAAATATTATGCGGTTCAAGTCGGGAAAATTCCTGGGATATATGGCACATGGGATGAATGCAAAGCACAAACAGAAGGTGTTTCTGGCGCAAAATATAAATCTTTTCCATCGTTAGAAGAAGCTGAACGATATATGTGCGAAACCAATAACGATGGCTCAGATATAGAAGATACTACGACCCTTTCAAAGGATGATCTTAATTCTCAAGTCCAAAAAGCTATAGCAGCTTTGGATAAAAACGAGATTATCGCTTTTGTGGATGGCAGTTATGATGTGACACAAGAAAAATCTGCGTTTGGGTCGATTATTTTCAGTCATGATGGCAACCGGGATATCTTATACAAAGCATTTACAAAAGAATTAGGGGAGGAATTTATTTCCCTTAGAAATGTTGCTGCAGAATTAGAGGCCGTTAAAGAATCTATCAATTGGGCATTACAGTACAGCAAGTCCAAAATATCAATCTATTATGATTATGAAGGCATAGAGAAATGGGCAGATGGCCAGTGGAAGGCAAATAAAGCTATAACTAAAGAATATGTTCGCTTTATTCAAGAAAAACGTGCGCTTTTGCAAATCGAATTCATAAAAGTACCCGCACATTCAGGTGTTCAATTCAACGAAGAAGTTGATGTTATCGCTAAAAATGCATTGCTCGCCAAAGGACACAAGACATATAATGATGGATCTGTATATTTTGTGGGATATAGTGTACAGGATTGGCAAACAATAATTGAGTGCATTAATGATGAAAATGCAGGGTTGTCTGAAGTAGAAGAAATTTCACCACTTGTTTTGACCAAAGAAACTATCGGAACAAGAGAAAAAATTAAGGTTATCCAGGCAAATAATGCGGTTATTATTAACTGTTATAAGAATTCGAAGTCTTATGTGCAAGGAAAGCAAACAGTATTGTTCCAAAAAATTATTTCAACTGCAATTGGGCTACTTGGGAACAAGCAAACTGTAATCGAAACATTAAACAACTATCATGCACTAACACTAACAGCGAATGAAGTAGAAACAAGGTTTGAGCAAATGCTATCCAATTATAGGCATGAATCTCAAAAACATTATGCAAATCTTTTATCTGCAATTTATAATACAATGCTTACAGGTTATATGCCAGATTATACCTGTTTAGTGACGCCCATATTTAGAGCCTATGAATATTATCTTCACAAAATTCTTGGAGAAATTATGGGGTTGGACACTGAAACGGATAAAGGTGCTAACAATTTCTCTTTCTTCACGAAAAATGCTGCGGGGTTATATGAATGTAATAGCCGAAGTAAAAGCGCACTGTCTGATCAACAATTAAATTATTTGAATAATTTGTACACCAAATACAATAGTGTCAGACATCCATACTCGCATTGGTCAGCCAGTGATGTTGACACTGCGGTCATTACCAGCATTGACGAAGCACGAAACTTATTAAATGATGGTATAGTACTCGTGAATCAGTATTATACTTTGTTTTGATATCATATAAATGGTTTGGAAGGAGGTATCGTAATGGAGAAAGTTGTTTATAACCCGATTATGGATAAAAATTATATTGGCATTCTCACTGTTTTGGATTACGAAACCTCTGTGCGCAAGTGCTTATCAAGTATTTTGGTGGGTACACAGAATAGGATTGAGCGAAAAGTCATAGTTGATTTGGCTTTGAAGGTGGGCGTAAATGAGTACAGATTCGTTGTATATGATATAACCGATGATGGGAAAATTTTATGGAATAGTAGTAAGTATGTCACTCCCTGCGAAGATATAGTAAAGCTTGCAAATTCTTTTATACGACAAAAAAGTGATATCCTTGCAAATTCTATGTTGTCCAATGCTACTCAAGCTATATTGTTAAAAAGTTGAGAACCAAGCTTTTGAACATCATATTTAATACCTCTTCTCATAACGAGAAGGGGTATTTTTTTACCTATTTTGAATTCATCACTTGACATTGTGGCAAAGAGGAGGCTGATGCCAATGAAGACGTACAAGTTTAACAACCTAGACAAATTTGAAAGACTTGTAAAAACAGCAAAGCACCAAGCTCAGGCGCTGGAAGGCGTTCTCTCTGAATTAAAGAACTTCCGGTTTGAGATGGTGCTTGTTGATTTACCTGATTATCCTACTCAGATAGTTTCTGCAGAGGCTGCCAAGCTGAAACCAGCAGATAATCTTGTTGAGGACAATGCATTCCTGAAAACTCAGGCTCAGTAAGCATGCCACATTTTGTATTGATAATTTGTTTTGTTTCTGTATCGTAGTAAATGTAAAATGGAATTTCAAAGCCGTTGTGCTTGCAGGTGACTGTGTGTATGCTGACATATCTTGTGGACATTAAATCACCTCGGTTCTGTATTTTTAATAATAACATATTTTGAATTTTGCGTAGCTGGATTTTTTCTAGTTACGCTTTTTTATTTTATAAGAATAGAGGTGGTGTATATGAATGCCTAAAGGGGATAATCCAAATAGCAGAGCTAATTTGGTGAAAGGAAAACCATTTAACGAGGAAAGAGCGAGGATAGCTGCTCAAAAATCCGTGGAGAAGCGTCGCAAACTCCGTACCTTCCGTGAGCTTGACGAAGACTTTACCAGTGATAAAGAGCGCCTGGATATGCTTGAAGCACTTAAAGCAAAGGCTAAGCGGGGGAATGTTAAGGCGTTTGAAGTATATCGTGACACCATGGGAATGAATCCTAAAGAGTCTGGCGGACAGATTCAATATGAGGATGATGGCTTTACCGACGCAATCAAACGCAGTGCAAAGGATGTGTGGAAATAATGGGCATCGTTGGCAGGCTGCGTAGTATTATCAAACCTGTTATCAAGTTCTATGAGTTCAGTAAAAAACAAATGCAAATCTTGACGTGGTGGTGTGAAGATTCTCCCTACCACGATTACAATGGCATCATAGCTGACGGCTCCATCCGTGCTGGTAAAACGGTAGCGATGGCCGTCTCTTTTGTCATTTGGGCTATGGACAGCTACGATGGCCAGAACTTTGCTATGTGCGGTAAAACCGTAGGCAGCTTCCGGCGTAACGTCTGGAAATGGCTCAAGCCTGTATTGCTGGTGCGTGGCTATCAGGTGGAAGAATCACGCACGGAGAACCTTATCGTGATAGCTCGCAAGCAAGGCAGTACGATGAAGCTGAATTACTTCTACGTGTTCGGTGGTCGTGACGAATCCTCGCAGGACCTTATTCAAGGTATTACTTTGGCTGGTCTGTTTTGCGATGAGGTCGCGCTCATGCCGGAGTCATTCGTCAACCAGGCATCCGGCCGCTGCTCTGTTCCGGGCGCTAAGCTGTGGTTTAACTGTAACCCGGACAGCCCGATGCATTGGTTCCTGCTGCGCTGGATCGAGAAGTGCGACGAGAAGCGCTTGCTGCATATCCACTTCTTGATGGACGACAATCCGTCGCTATCCGACGAGGTGCGTGAACGTTACCGGACGATGTATTCCGGTGTGTTCTATCGCCGCTTCATTTTAGGCGAGTGGGTAATGGCGCAGGGCGCTATCTACCGTGATGCGTGGAGTGATGAGCTGCTCTTTGGTGATGATCAGCTGGAGTATCTGCTTAAAAATCTGCACATCATGCGCCGCTCCATTACGATTGACTATGGCACCGTGAACCCGATGGTGTATCTGGACGTGCTTGATGATGGGCGCGACCTGTGGTTCATCCGCGAGTATTATTGGGACAGCCGCGCCGAGGAAAAGGAGAAGGACAACAGCCAATACGCCGACGACCTGCTTGAGTTCGTCCGTGGCGTGGAGCTGTGGCCGACAAATGTGGTTATTGATCCATCTGCAGCAAGCTTTAAAATTGAGCTGCGAAACCGTGGCTTGCGTGCGAAGGAGACGGTGGAAACAATCAACGCTGACAATGATGTCATTGAGGGCATCCGCAAGGTAAACACGCTGCTAACCCGTCGCCGCATCCATTTTTATTGTGGTTTAGTGCACACGCTGAAGGAGATGCAGTCCTATTGTTGGGACGACAAGGCTCTGCAGCAGTCCGGCAAGGAGAAACCTATTAAAGTAGCTGACCATGCGCCTGATGCGGTGCGCTACTATGTATCAACAGTCATCAGGCCAAGGAGGATAGCAAATGTCTAAAAGAAAACGCAGGCGCGCCCTGGACAAAGCTCCTGAGCCGCAGCCAATACGCAGCAGGGCACTCGACGCCTTTAGCAACGTGCTGGCTCGCTTGGGAGCAGGCACTCCGAACCTGCTGGAAGGCACGGAGTACAGTCTGCAGCGCATGTCGCGTGATTTTAATACTTTAAATGCTCTCTATCGCGAGAGCTGGATTGTCCGTCGCATCATCGACGTTATCCCGGCGGACATGCTCAAAAACTGGATAACGATTACCAGCGGCCTGGACCCCGATGTAGAGAAGCGGCTCAGTCTTACTCTACGCCGCACTCAGCTCATAGATAAGCTGAAGCGCGGCATGCAGTGGGGCAGGCTCTATGGTGGTGCGTTAGGCGTGATGCTGGTCAAGCACCAAGGCTACGACCTTAGTCAGGCGCTGCAGCTTGACTGGATAATGCCAGGCGATTTCGCAGGGCTGCTCATTTTCGACCGGTGGAACGGAGTTAACCCATCCAGCGAACTCATCGAAGATATTAGTGATCCTGATTATGGTTATCCGAAATATTACACTGTGACTGATCCTGCCGGTGGTGGCTCTGTAAATATTCATCATAGCAGGGTAATTCGCTTCACTGGCAATACGCTTCCGTTCTGGGAGGAAATCGCAGAGATGCAGTGGGGAGCTTCTGTCGTTGAGTCAATTTTTGATGAGCTGCGTAAGCGTGACAATGTGAGCTGGAACATTGCGCAGTTGACCTTCATGGCGAATATCCGCGTGCTTAAAATGCAGGACTTAGGTCAGCTTCTGGCGGCAACGGACAACGAGTCGCAGGCTGAGCTGCTGCGAACGCTGGAAGCGCAGAACATGCTGCTGAACAATATGGGCATGCAGGTTATGGATGCTGCAGATGGTCTGGAAACACATCAGTATACTTTCGGCGGTCTTGCTGATTGCTATCAGCAGTTTATTATGGACATCAGCGGCGCTGCTGAAATTCCAGTGACGCGGCTGTTTGGACGCTCTCCCTCTGGCCTTAATGCTACGGGCGAGAGTGACCTGCAGAACTACTATGACATGATAGCCGAGAAGCAGGAGTCTTATCTGCGGCCTATCCTGAACAAAGTGCTCCCGCCGTTCATTATCTCGACGCTAGGCAGCCTGCCGGACGACTTTGACTTTGAATTTGATCCGGTTGCAGAACCTACGGACAAAGAGCGCGCCGACCTTGCCAAGTGTGGCACAGATAACGTTGTAGCTGCTTACAATGCCGGGCTTATCTCTCAGCGCACTGCCCTGAAGGAGCTGAAGCAGCAGAGCGAGCGCACCGGTGTCTGGACCAACATTACCGATGAGGACATCGAGCGTGCGTCCGACTCCGTGGAGCCGCCTGGCGAGATGGGTGGTATGTTTGGCGACATGGGCGGTGGCGAGGCTGCTGGTGCTGTTGGCAGCGAAGAATCACTACAGCAGGCACGTGCTCCCGTCAGGCAAGGAGTAGGGGATTCGGAGTGGGAGGAATCGGAGCATCCAAGGGATAAAGATGGAAAGTTTTCGTCTGCTGGCGGAAATAGCGACTTGAATTCTAGCGTCGAAGATGTTAAGATTAAATTAGCAAAAGCGAAGAAGTACCCTGAATTGACTAGGCAGTTGCAAAGTTTAGGACTTGCTTCTCCGCGTGATGAAGCTATGGAGCCGGTAAGAATTCAAATTGTCGACCCGGGCATTCATGGTACGGAACAGCTAAAAAGTCGTGGAGTTACGTTAGATGAAGCGCAGTCTTTCGTCGACAATGCTTTTATTATGTTTAAGCAATCAAGTGACAAGTATTTGTTTATATCTGATGACGGCTCATCTGTTGTGATTGAGAACGGTAGATTATCTACAGTTTATCCAAGATGGAAATACGACCCTAGGCAATTAAAAAAAATCGAGGTGATTAAAGAATGGATGCAGAAAATGAAATGATGGTATATTGCCCAATTTTGAAAAAAGAAATATACGATGGACATTGCTACGACATTGTTCACTGTGGCTATGGTGAGTACAAAAAGGATTTGTGTCCTGAAATCACCGATTGGAATGCCGCAATTGCAACTTGTGCAAAATGTGGCAAGAACTAGGTGTTTCCTATGGGCGATTTTAACACAATCTACAAAATCCTTGCCGCACTCAAAGCGTCGATGGACTATGACGAGTTTGACTGCAGGCTGATTTCAGCAGAGCGACTGAACGTATCCGACCCGAGAAGGCGCGAGCTATTGCGTATGCTTTCGCAGGCTGGGTACATTACCGGAATTGCTTTCGATGAAAGCGCAGCTGGTGATGTTATGATGAGCATCGGTCGTCTGAGATTAACATTAAAAGGTCTTGAGTATCTCGAAGAAAACAGCCTGATGAAAAGGGCATATCGTGCCGCCAAGGGTATCAAGGAATTAATTCCTTAAGCGTAGTTAGAAGTTTTCTAGCTGCGCTTTTTTTGTTGGAGTAATAACATGAAAAAATTTAAAATGCCGCGAGTCATTGAGCGTTCTTATGCCAGCGCCATTGACCGCCTGATGCAAGGACTGAAGCGTGAGTTATCTCACGTTGCCAGTCCTTTTTTTATTGCTGACATAATGCGTCGGCTGGCACGTTCTCCGACTTTTATCCAAGCCTGCGACCAAATCGCACGCTTGATGGCCACGCATCTGTTCCGCAATGGGCATAAGACGTGGCGTGCTGCAGCAGCTGAGGGCAGTAAGGGGCGAATCATCCGCACCGCTCTACAGCGCGAGCTTGCCTCACCACGCGTCGCGAAAGTGTACGAGGGTATAATCAGTCGCAACGCTGAATTAATCCGCTCTATGCCGCTCACGCTGGCTGACAGGGTGGCTCATAAGGTTGCTAAAGGTTATGAGCAAGGCTTGCGACCGGAGGCGATGATAGACGATATCCTCAAGGAGTACCCGCACATGACCGAAGCTCATGCAAGGCTCATCGCACGCACGGAAACCTCTAAAGCCAGCACTGCTCTGACGCAGGTGCGTGCTGCTGAGGCAGGGCTTGATTGGTACGTCTGGCGTACAAGCGAGGACTCTCGTGTCCGTTCTGCTCATATGGATGGCGTGATTATTCCTTGGAACGAAGCTCCGGCGCCGGAGTTACTCAACCATGAGAAGTCGCAAGGGTACTACCATGCGGGAAACATTTATAATTGCCGCTGTTATCCTGAACCGCTTATCAGGTTTGACCAGGTGGCGTGGCCTGCAAAGGTGTACCGCAACGGTAAAATCGAGCGCATGGGCATAAAACAATTTAAGAAATTATTACCTGGAGGTGAGCTATGAGCAAGGCATATTTTGGCTCACGAATCTCCGACCACATCCTCAAAACGCCGGAAGGCTTCCTGATCTGCAAGGATGTTCCGATTGCTCGTACAGGTACACAGCAGTATCGAGGCTGCGAGTTCGGCGGTCCGGTCGCTGATGGCATTTATAATGTCCAGCGCCCTGAAGCTGAAGTCTTTGACCGTGCTGCCGTGGCAAGTTTTGAGGGGAAGCCTGTATGCGATGAGCATCCGGAGGAAGATGTAACCCCTGATAATTATGGGCGGTACATGAAAGGCGTGTGCCGTGATGTGCGTCGGGGCGATGGCGACTTGAGTAATTGCCTGGTTGCTGATTTAGTTATTTATGACGCTGACCTTATCAATAAGATTGAGGCCGGCAAACGCGAGATATCTTGCGGTTATGACTGCTTGTGGAATCCGACGAGTGACTCCAGCTATGACCAGCTGGAAATCCGCGGTAACCATGTAGCAGTTGTTGATAGAGGCAGGGCGGGGCACAAGGTTGCTATCCGTGACACTGCCGACGATGAAAAAGGAGGTAAAAAAATGTCTAAATCTTTGATTGGACGTATCCTGCGAGCGCTGGCTCGCGACGAATCTACTACACCGGAGGACATGGAGGCTGCTGCAAAGCTTGCAGGTAGCTCTGACGCTGAACCGCGTCCTCAGCCTGCGCCTGCTGCTCCAGCAGCTCCGGCAGCTCCAGCAACACCTGCGCCTGCTGCTATGCCGCAGCCTGAAAATAAACCTGCAGCAATGGATGAGGCTACTGAGGCGCGTTTCAAGAAAATTGAGGACGCGCTGGAAGCTATCAGCTCTAAGCTGAATCCTGCGCAGCCTGCTGCTGAACCTAAAAAGGACGCTCTTGATGCTCTGGAGGAAGAGCTCCAAAACAAAGCACCTGCTGCTGCTCCTGCTCCTGCTGGTGACGAGGACGATGTAATCGAACCGCCTGAAGATATTAATGCGCAGGATGCAGCGCCGGAAGAAGATGTTGAGGGTGAATGTGCTCCCAACGCCAAAGAAGCACGTGATGCAGCTATGGCTTTAATCAAAAATTTGAAGCCTGCAGTAGCAGCCATTCCAAATGAGGCACAGCGCAAACGTGCGGCCGACTCTCTGGCTATCCTCATCAAAGGCTCTATGCAGCAGGATGCTCAATATGGCGAGCTGATGCAGATGCGTCGTCGTAACGCTGCGAAAGACAGCCAGCCTGATGATTACGATCTGGGACGTGAAATTGCAAAAAAATATAATCCCCATTATAAAAATCGCTAAGGAGGCAAAATGATATGAGTGGTAAAGCAATTGGTATCTCTATGAATTTTGGCTATCCCGGTAACTACGCCCGCACTCCGGACGATATCGTGGCCAGCCGTCTGTTAAACGAGGAAAGCGAAGCTATCCCATTTGGTGCTGCCGTCTGCATTAAAGATGACAACACTTATGAAGCTGTAGGTGCTGCAACTACCGCTGCTAATGTCGCTGGCATTGCGCTGCGTGTTGTTAAGCAGTCAGTTTCTTATGCAGAGCAAAATAAAACCGAGTATCAGCCCGGTCAGTATATGTCTGTCCTGGAACGCGGCGCTGCTACTGTTGTATGTAATGTTGGCACTCCGAAAGCTAACGGTAAAGTTTATGTGCGCGTTAAAGCTAATACTTCTATCGCTAACGGCGTTGTTGGCGGCTTTGAAGCTGCAGCTGACAGCACTAACACCATTGAAATTCCGAATATGCGCTGGACTAGCGGCGCAATGGATGCGAATCGTGTCTGCGAAGTTACTCTGCTGACTCGTGCTTCTGCGTAATATAAGGAGGTATAAATAATATGGCAACTGGAAAATTTGGCTTTTATAGCCCGGACGCTGGTATGCGTAATCTGGGTAATTTGGCCATGCAGAATGGTGGTCGTAAAAGATTCCGCGGCTCTGCATGGGATGCTGCTGCCAGCTCTGGCATGGCGTACATTACAGGCGAACTCGAAAAGGTTGATCCTAAGCTGCGCGAACCGCTGACCAGCGTAACCTGGCAGCGCGATATTGTCGCCAAGACTGGCGGCGGCTGGGTAGAATTCACTTCTACTTTTGATGTTGACTATGCTACTTCTGGCGCAAACGCTAACAGTATCACTGCTCCCGGTGCTACTACTATCCCTGTAATGCAGGTCAACACTAGCAAGAACATGTTCAAAGTATCCACCTGGATGCACGCTATGCAGGTTCCGTTCATTGACCAGGCAAAGATGAAGCAGATTGGCCGTAATCTGGAAGATTTGCTGGATAAGGGCGTTAAACTCAACTACAACAAAACTCTTGACCTCAATGTCTACAACGGCTTCAAGGAGGCAGGTACTACTGGCTTGCTGAATGACCCGAATGTTGTTACCTACACTGTTGGTAATGGCAAGGCTGGCACTGCTACGTGGAATACTAAAACCGCAGATGAGATCTTACATGACATCAACAATGCGCTGGTTGATGCATGGGCTGCGTCTGAATACGACATGAAGGGCATGCCGAATCATATCCTGATTCCGCCTAAGCAGTATGCGTACATCACTATGCAGAAGGTTTCCGATGCTGGTAACATCTCCATCATGGAGTATTTGATGCAAAACAATATTGCTAAAGAGCAGGGCGGCTCTATCACCATTGAGCCTTGCCGTTGGTGCATCAAGGCCGGCACCGGTCAAAAAGACCTCATGATGGTTTACGTCAACGACGAGGACATGGTTAACTTCGATTTGACTGTGCCTATCACTCGCGCGTATACTCAACCGTCTGTTGAGCGTGCCGCCATCCTGACTTTGTTTGCAGCGCAAATCGGCCAGGTTAAATTCATGTATTACCAACCTGTCGCATACCACATCGGTATCTGATTAGGCAATATTCTAGCCAGGCGTTTATCGTCTGGCTTTTTTATTTGAGGAGGACAATCAATGGTTATTTTAACTAAAAAACGCTTTGGCTTTGTTAAGCAGGACGGAACTGAACGCATTGATGCGGAACGATTTTTGACTAAGGGTGGCATGGAAATTGAGGATGCTCCCGATTGGATTGCAACTGATCCGCTGTATGCGCTGGCTGTTGAGTCTGGCGACCTTGTGCCGGTCAATGGTAAAACTCCGAAGGCTGAGGCAGAAGCTGTTGCCAAAGCCAAGAAACTCACCAAAGCGGAGGGTGAAAGCGAATAAGGAGGGGCATTATGTACCATCCGTTGATTGCGCAGGCGAGCAATATCAAAACGCAGGAGAATCCTGTTTATCATAAAGAGGACTTTTTGACGTTTTATCCGCAGTTTACTGACAAACTGCCGGCTGTGGTGCTGGAAAGCTTTTTGCAGCTTGGGCAGGATTGTGTATCTAAGCAGCGCTACGGCAAGATGTGGCAGCACTGCATCGGCCTGTTCGTAGCTCATATGTGTACGTTGTATTTGCAAAGCGCTGCTGATGCAGAATCGCCTGCTACAGATGTCCTTGCCGCAGCTCAGGCCGCTGGTGTGGTTACGAGTGAGTCCGCTGATGGCGTGTCTTATTCCATGGATACGTCCGCGCTTTCACAGGACCTTGCTGGTTGGGCTGCTTTTCGTTTGACCGCGTTTGGCGTGCAGTTTGCTACCTTAGCTCGACTTGTGGGCAAGGGAGGCATGTATGTATGGTGAGCGTAAAAACTTCCCATAGAACGGTCAGCGGCGGCCTACAGGGGCTTATGGACAGAGTACAAGCTTTGAACCGTGTTAATAAGCTCTACGTTGGTATCCCACAGGAGAAAACTTCTCGTGGCGATGAGCCTATCAATAATGCGAGCCTGCTGTACATCCATACGCATGGCATCCGGCGCAAGTCCATGCGTGAGGAAATGCAGGGCTATATGGATCAGGGCATGGAGTACAGCCTGGCTTATCAGTTGTATGTCCAAACACACGGTTCGCCGCTATGGCACGCTCCGCCACGTCCTGTGATTGAACCGGCTATCGCCAAGCACCATCGCGAAATTGCAGAAGAATACGCTAAGGCTGTAAAGGCTGCTATGACTGGCGATGGAAGCAGGGCTGATGCTTTTATTAAACGCACAGGCCTGTTGGCGCAGAACATCTGCCGCAAATGGTTTACGGATGCCGAGAATGGCTGGCCGCCCAACTCCCCGAAAACCATAGATAAAAAGACCAAAGGCAAGGGCGGCAAAACTAATCCGCTGATTGATACCGGTGCCTTGCGTAAGGCTATTGTTTATGTGGTAAGGAGTGATTGACGTGGTTAATATTGGCAGAGTGGTGCGCAGCAAGCGTTTAGGCTGCCAGCGCATTACTGTCAAACGCTACGCTGCGAGCTGGCACGATGGAGCTTATGGTCGGGATGCAGACAATCCTATTGTGCTGCAGGTGGCAGCGATTGTCACCGTTGCCCAGCCTAAAGATTTGCAGTTATTGCCTGAAGGTGACCGCGTCACCGGGGCAATGAAATTTTTGACGAACGTGGAGCTGCACGCGACCAATGGCGAAGCTATCAGCGATGAGCTGGAATGGCGCGGAGCACGCTACAAAATCCTCACTGTTACGCCTGATATTGATTATGGATTTTACCGCTCTATCGGGACGCGATTGGACGGTGATGGAGTTGGTTAAAAATATTGCTGAATTTGAATCTTTAATGTGGGCGGAGCTGATGGACATCCTCGGGCATGATGCTAAGACAATACCGCCGCCTGTACGCCGCTCCTGGCCAACGGACGGAGGCCCCGACTGGAAGCTTACAGACAACGTGGTCTTTATGCAGTGTACCGAGGCGGCCGAGGACATCATGCAGCCGATTGATGAGCGTTGGCAGTCTGAAGGACGTGATTTTTTGCGTGAGAGTGCAAGCACACGTACCATCCAGCTACGCCTGAATTCTTACGGTCCTGCCTGCTATGAATCGCTGCTTAAGCTACGCCTTGAGCTGCTGCTTGGCCGACCGAAGCTCAAAAAACAAAAAATTTATATTATTCCCGGCAAGGATTCCATCCAATATGCGCCTGAATTATTTCAGGGGCGTTGGTGGAAGCGCGCCGATTTGACTTTATATTTTAATGTACTGATCAGCGTTGAATCTATCGTGAAAGCAATTGAAGAAGTCAACGTTACGATTAAAGCAAACGAGCCTGGTACGAGTGATGTTATCCTTGAGCCAGGTGAAATTATTATTAAGAAAGGGTGATTTAGTTGGCTTATAAATTGGACTTATCTCCGATTGTCGACGTGGTTATCAACCTGTCTGCTAAGGCTGCTGCTCGCAAGGGCTTTAACCTTGGCCTGATTATTGGCAAGTCTGAGGTTATTCCGGCGAATGAAAGGGTACGTATTTATACAAGCGCTGCTCAAATGCTGACTGACGGGTTTGTGGAAACGTCTGCAGAATATAAGGCTGCTCAGCTTTATTTTGCTGCTACGACCAGCCCTCGCAAGCTGGCGGTGGGCGTAAAGCTGGTAGCAGACGAGAACTTAACTGCTACGCTGGAGGCTTGCCGTGCTGCTAACTCTCAGTGGTGGCCATTTACTTATCTGGGTGCTAAAGACGTGGATATCAAAGATTGTGCTGCATGGTGCGAGAACGCTGTGCCTGACAGCGTGTATATGTATACTACTGCTGATGAAAGTGTACTTGATGCATCTGGTGATGCGAAGAGCATTTTTAAGGCTTTGCAGGATAAAAACTACCGTCGCAGCTTTGGTCAGTATTGTGGTGACACGGATACTCCCGATGCTGTTGCAGCTACTATGGGCTACGCGATGGGCGCTAACCGTGGTCTTGCCGGTGATGCGTTTACGCTGGCGTATAAAACTCTGCCCGGCGTAAAAACAGATGACCTGTCTGAATCTCAGGTAACCCATGTGTGTGGTAGCTCTGAATCTACAGGCCATAACGGTAATGTATATATTACCCGTGGCGAGGAATACGATGTTTTGCAGCAGGGCTATATGGCTGATGGCACGAGCTTTGATGAAGTGCTGTATCTTGATATGCTGCGTAATGACATTACTCTTAATGTCATGGACCTGCTGTATCAGCGCCGCAAATTGCCGCAGACTGAAGCTGGCGTTACCAGCATTATTAATGTTATCAATGATGCTTGCCGTAAATATGTAAAGTTAGGCTTTATCGCTCCGGGCAAGTGGAACGGTGCCGAGTGCCTGAATCTGCAGACAGGTGATTACCTACCTGATGGCTATCTGGTGCAGAGCGAGCCTCTTGACGAGCAGTCTCAGGCTGACCGTGACAAACGCAAGGCTCCACCGATTTATGTCTGCTGCAAACTGGCTGGTTCAATTGAATTTATTACCATCCAGGTTAATGTTAACCGCTAAGGAGGCTATCTGAATGGAATTAACTACTTACAGTTTTGCTGATCTGGCTGGCTCTATTAATCATCCGACGTTTGGCTCTTACCTGTTTGATGGTACTGGCGTTGGTTCTGTAACTGTTGCTAAAGCCACCGACCGCACTGCTCATGATATTGCTGCAGATGGCTCTGTAATGGTATCTAAGATTGCGGGCAATAATGGCACCGTAACCATTGAATGTCAACAGACCTCTGCTATCCATAAATGGCTGAGCGCCTGGTTTAACGCGCTGTGGCAACTGCCGACAAGTGAATGGGCCAGCACCAGCATGACGCTGCGTAATACCGCGACAGGTACACGCCATATTATTTCCGGTATCTCTCCCCAAAAAGAGCCGGATACTCCGTACCAGAGCCAAGGCCAGCGTGTGTCTTGGACGCTGATGTGTGCTGAGATTACTAATCTGCCGATTTAATTTAGGAGGATGCTATGCTTAAACAAAAGACTCAAATTGTTGAGGTGGCTGGTAAATCCTATCAGCTCACTAAAATGGATGCTCGCACAGGCAGCTATGTTGCTTTTAAGGTTGCGGGCGTGCTGGCGCCGTCTGGCGGTAAAGCAGCCGAGATGGCTGCTGCTCTCATGGGTATGCCACGTAAGGATTTTGATGAGCTGCAATCCCTGCTGCTGCGCACTGTTAATCGTTTGATTGATAACGGTAATGGCCAGCAGTTGCCTGAACCTGTCCTGACGGCTAAGGGAGATTTTGTTGATGAGGCTCTGAAGTATGATGCTGCCGGAGTTATCCAGCTGACTGTTCATGCGCTGATTTTTAACGTCGGAGGTTTTTTCGCCGCAGCCGGGTTGAATCTCCCGGCAGAATTGACGGGCAAACCTACGAGCCGATGAGTTATCCGACGCTTGATGCTTTCGCTTTTGCTCCTGTTGCTGCAGGGCTTTGGCGGCAGCACGAGCTGAGTGATGGCACGTATGATTTTGATGATTTGCTGGACGCTCACGAACTGTTGGCGGTCAAGGCAGAAAACGCACGGCGGATGCAGGAAGCCATGAGAAAGGAGTAGGCTGATGAGCAATATATTAGAAGAATATCTTGTCCGCATCGGTGCAGAAGTCGACAAGGACGCTTTTGCCGGAGCTGCGAAAGCTATCAATAATCTATCCGGTATGCTCGGGAAATTAGGCTCTATCCTTAAATATGGCGGTATTTTTGTAGGCCTTGCTAAAGTTACGGAAGCTGTCATTGATAACATTAAGGCTGTTGCCAGCGCAGATTTGGAATACCAAAAGCTGGCGCAGTCAATGTGGGTGACAAAAGACACAGCTAAAACCTTGAGTGTGGTCCTGAAAACCATGGGCGCGTCGCAGGAAGATGTGGCGTGGGTGCCGGAGCTGCGTGAGCAGTTTTTCCGTCTGCGTCAGGAGATGGCAGAGCTGTCTACTCCTGCAGATGCTGACGGACAGTTAGCCTGGATCCGTGAGATTGGTTATGACGTGCAAAGTCTGCAGCTCAAATTAAAAATGTTTAAGGAATGGGTGGTCTATTACCTTATCAAAGAGCTGCAGCCCTACATCAAAGAGTTTCAGGAGTTTATCCGCTGGCTCAATGCTAAATTTGGCAAAAGCTTGCCTGCACTGGCGCGTAAGGTAGCCAGCGTGTTGGCGAGTGTGGTGCGTGTAGCCATGTCGCTGGTTAAGGCTCTAAAATGGCTATTTGAAGGCATTTATAATTTTATTGACGCGCTGCCAAGTAAAACAAAGGCTTTAGTAGCTGTGTTTGCTGTTGTTGGTGCTGCCATCATGGCAGGGCCGTTTGGCCTGATGATGATGGCCATCGGCACTGCCCTCATCATGCTGGAGGACTTCTTTGGTTATCTTGAGGGACGCGAGAGCAGCAATACTTTGAAACCGCTCTGGAAATGGCTTACGGATGAGAATAATCCGCTGCGTCGTCTTATTGAAAAGCTTAAGGAAGGCATTGCTTTTATCCTTGAGAAGCTTACGGAGCTGTTTGAAAAAGTTTTTACGGAAGAACGGCAGGAAAAGCTCAAAAAGACTGTCGCTACCATTGCTAAGGGCGTTGCCGAAATGGCAGAAGGCCTGGCTACGATTGTCGAGAGTATTTTTGGCAAGAAGTATCCTGTTGTGAAGAAATTCTGGGACTTCTTTCTGACTGCCGTTGGTAAAGTTGTAGATAAGGTGCTCACGCTGACCAATAGTATGGGACATCTTATGCGTGCTTTGGGTAAGGCTATGCAGGGCGATTTTAAGGGAGCGCGTGAGGAATTCATCAATGCGGCCGCTGATGAAAATGCAACAGGCGAGCGCTCTAAATATATCCAGCAAAAGCTTATGTCGATGGGCTTTACTGCTTCTGCTGCCGCTGGTGTTGTAGGCAACCTTGTCCAGGAATCTGGTTTGCGCACGGATGCTATCGGTGATAATGGCACATCCGGTGGTTTGGCTCAATGGCACAATGAACGCTTAGATGCTCTTAAGCGTTTTGCTGCTGCGCGTGGTAAAAAGTGGACTGACCTTGACACGCAGATTGAATTTTTGGCAGAAGAAATGCGCACGTCCTACGCTGATACTTATGCTAAAATGCAAAGCGCTGAATTGCCGGAGATAGCCGGGCAGATCATGACGGACGAATATGAAATCCCTGATCCTGCATCTGCTAATTATGCTCAACGTCAAGCTAATGCTCGTGCTGCCTATGAAGCTATGCAGTCTGCCAATAAACAAACTTCTGCTGATGCATCTCACGGAGGTGCTGGCAGTTCATATGACAGCCTTGTATCGCCTACGAGCTATGCTGCAGGTTTTGCCGCTGGTGGTACTGCCGGTCTTATGCCAATGGCGAACAGTACGGCAAATTATAACGGTGGAGTTGTAAATGTTGGCGGTATTGTGGTTAATTGTGGGAACGTAAGTGATCCTCAGGGCGTGGCTAAGGCTGTGGAAGGAACAATGGAAGATTTTGCCCAGCGTCTGGCAGCGCATAACGGAGGGACGGTGTTTGTATGATTGATTTACCCAAAATCTCTTTGCAAAAGGAACTTCCGGGGGTGCTCAAAAGCACAGGAGTGAGTACAGGTACAGTGAATACGCTGAGCGGATTGTATGCTGCAGGCTCACTTGTGTCAAAGGTGTTTGCTGTCGGCAAAAGCATTGCTTCAGGAAATCCGAAGAATTTGTTTGACCAGAGCAATGCTTATGTTCCGTCTAAATGGGAGAGCGGTCTAGGCATTCAGCAGACTCTGATGGTTAAGACAAATATCGGTGGCTTCTTCTTCGATGCTGTGTTTAGCGTTGATACTGAGCATAGTCTTACTGTTACGCAGCACCCTGTACAGACTGGTGCAAATATCAGTGACCATGCTTTTGTAAATCCTGTCCGCATCAGTATGCAGGTAGGTGTGTCTGATGCTATGGGTTACAGGTATGGTTTTGTGTATGAGGGTGCAGGCGTATATAAATCTGTGCAGGCTTACCGTATGCTCTGCAAGCTGCAGGAACTGCGTATACCTATGGATGTTGTTACGCGCCTGAACACGTATCCGAATATGCTTATTGAGAGCATTGATGTGAGCGACGATGTGTCGACGCTATGCGCGCTCAAAGCTACTGTGAATCTTGTGCAGGTGCTGGTGGTTAATGTTGGAACCGAAAAGGTTTCCGCGCGTCAGTGGACTACAGGTGCACAGCGCAAATCGCAGGAAGTGCAGCCTAAAGGCGACAACAGTACGATTTTGCGCAAAGTAGAAAAGGGCACAGATCTGGAGGTGAAGTGGTAATGAGCTATTATGAAATACCATTGACTACCACGCCTTTCGACCAGAAGACTTTTAAGCTGACGCTGGATGGCGAGCGTAACATCAACATCCTGCTGAAGCTGCGCTATTATGATTTGTACGAGCTGTGGGTGGCTGATGTCTGCGACAATAGCACAGGCGAAGAGTTGATTACAGGCATGCCGCTGGTGCCTGGCATTGATTTGTTAGGTCAGTACGCTTACCTGAATATTGGCAGCGCTCAAATCGTGGCTGTTGGTCCTACTACGCAGGAGCAACCGGATAATGAGACACTAGGCTCAGCCTGGGTGCTTTTGTGGGGTGATGGCTCATGAGCAGTTATCTGTGGATGCGCAAATGGAAAATCCTCGTAGTTGATGCTCAGGACAAAGAGGCCTTGAACGTGTCTGACCTGCATGTGAAGTTTACTGTCAAAAAGTCGCGGGAAATAAACAACTATGCTACCGTGGAAATTTACAATCTTACTGCAGCAACCGAACAGAAAATCCTTAAGGAAGGCGACCGTATCATCATTGAGGCCGGTTATGAAGGCTATCTGACTGCTGGTGCAGATGGGACGATACAAGAAATCAAAGACTCCGAAGGTAATACCCAAGAGAAACAGTATGGCGTTATTTTCGACGGAAAAATTATTTATCCGTCCCGACGTAAGGAGAATAATACGGACTACGTGCTGTCGCTCCTATGCGTAGACGGAGCTAATGTCCTTGCTAAAAATTTTATTGCAAAAACCTTAAACAAGGGCGTAAACCAACGTCAGATTTTGGATGCGGTCTGTGAAAAGTCAAAAACAAAAATTCCTACGAATAGTATCACGCAGGGGCTGTCCGGGCAAAAGCTGCCGCGGGGTAAGGTTATTTTTGGCGAGCCTAAAGATTATATATCCGATATCGCCCGCGGCAACGGGGCCAGCTATTGGGTGAATGATGGCAAGCTGAACATGATTAAGCTTGCCGACGCTGCCAAGGATGAAGCCATCGTGCAAACGCCTACTACCGGTCTTGTCGGTATGCCGACGCAGACGCAGTATGGCGCAAATTTTAAGCTGCTGCTGAATCCCGCTGTGCATATGTGGTCTTTGGTGCAATTAAAAAACAGCGAGATTGCGGAAGCACAGGTTACTCCAGGGCAGGCGCAGATGCCGCTTGATGAAGAGTGGATCTATCAGGTAATCGAGCTGACGCATACTGGTGATACGATGGGTAATGATTGGTATACGTCCTGTACGGCTGTTTCTCGTTATGGTAAGGGCGTTCTGCCTGCCCTCATGGCCAACAATTCGCAAAATCCAAACGGAGTGTGATTTTATGATTGATTTGAATTTGCGCACGCCGAACGTCGAACGGCAGGGAGAATTGGATGCTCGTGCCGCTGCAATCAAGACGCGCGTGTGCATGCCTGGTATTATCCAAAGCTTTGACGCGGCCGCTCAGACTGTTACTGTGCAACCAGCGCTGCGAGAAAAAATGCTTGCAGACGGTGATGAGACGTGGGTAGATATACCGCTCTTGGTTGATGTGCCTATCGTCGTACCACGTGCAGGAGGTTATGCACTGACGCTGCCTATACAGGCAGGAGACGAATGCCTTGTGGTGTTTGGCGATATGTGCATGGATGGCTGGTGGCAGAGCGGCGGCGTGCAAAATCAAGTTGAATGTCGCAGGCATGACCTGTCTGATGGCTTTGCTATTATCGGCGTGTGGTCGCAGCCTAGAGTAATCCCCGGGTACAGCACAGGCTCTGCTCAGCTACGCAATGATGCGGGCAGTGCTTACGTAGAGCTTGCCGGAGACACGATTAATATTGTAGGTGGTACGGTAAACATTAAAGCAGGGCGGGTGAACATCAATGAGTAATGCAACGCGCTTAGGCGATTTGGATACCGGTCATGATGCCTGCTCGCCGACAGCACTCGTATCTGCCAGCCCTAACGTATATATCAACGGCCGCGCTGCAGGACGCGTGGGCGACAGTTATGCGCCTCACGGCTGCGTCGCGCATCCTACGCATAGCGGTGTAATTGCTAGTGGGAGCAGCTCTGTGTTTATTAATGGCAAGGCTGCGGGGCGCATCGGTGACCCCGTAAGCTGTGGCGGCACTGTGGCCGAAGGCAGCAGTAATGTGTTTATTGGAGGCTGATATGCAGGTTAGACGTTTAGACGACAATTGGGACTACTGCTTTGGTCGTGGCTCTCAAAATTACATCAGCGGCATCGAAGCTGTCGGGCAGGCGATAAAGCAGCGCCTGCTCTTGCTTTATGCCGAGTGGTGGGAAGACTTAAAAGATGGGCTGCCGTTGTGGGAGCAGATTTTAGGCACATCTGGCAGTGATGAAAACAGGCAGGCCGTTGACATTATTATCCGTGACCGTATAAGTGGCACGGAAGGTGTGCAGTCTGTCACGTCTTTTGAATCAAGCTATGAACGAAGACATTACAAATTTACGGCGACCGTAGAGACTATCTATGGCTCGTTGACTATTAGTAGCGAGGAGGTGCAGATGTGACGTATTTTAAGCCTTATGTTGATAGTACGGGACTGCATATCCCTACCTACAACGATATTTTAGAGGATATGATTGCCGCTATGAAGCAAATCTACGGTGATGATATCTATTTGGACAACAGCTCTCCCGATTACCAGCTGCTATCCATTTTTGCCCTCAAGCAAAGCGATACGCTGCAGGCTCTCGCGTATGCGTATAATGCACGGTCACCTGAAACGGCTATTGGTACGTCGCTGGACAGCGTGGTAAAGCTGAACGGTATTAAACGCAAGGCTGCCAGTCAGAGCACGTGTCAGGTAAAAATCACCGGCACGCCATTTACACAAATCGTTAATGGAGCTGTGCGTGATCGCGCTGGCCTGACGTGGGATTTGCCATCTAGCGTGGTTATTGACTCTAGCGGAACGACTTACACTGTTGCGACCTGCCGCACGGCCGGAGCTGTGAGCGCTCTGGCTGGCGATATTAGCCAAATTGAAACGCCGACTTACGGCTGGGTGTCTGTAACGAATGAAGTTACTGCTGTGCTGGGTAATGCGCAGGAGACCGATGCGCAGCTGCGTGAACGCCAGACTATCAGCACTGCGAATCCGTCGCAGACTATGCTAGACGGAACGAAGGGCGCGATTGCTGCTCTAAAAAATGTTTCCCGCTACGCTGTGTACGAGAACGATACCAACGTTAGCTCTGTAACGGATGATAATCCGTATGGACTGCCAGCTCACTCCGTGACCTGTGTGGTCGAGGGAGGGACGGATGAGGATGTGGCGGAAGCTATATTTTTGCATAAGGGCATCGGCTGCTATACGCACGGCGATGTTGAAGTGCAGTATACGGACCAGAACGATTATATAAACCGTGTGCGGTTTTTCCGTCCTGTCTATAAGGATATTTTTGTTAAAGTCGTGCTTAAAAAATATACAGGCTATATCTCCACTATGACTGTCAAAGTCCGCGAGGCTGTATATAATTATCTGGCCGCGTTGACGATTGGCAGTGACGTGTCTGCGTCAGTCCTGAGCAACATCATTACTGATTGTAATCCCTCACTCACCAAGCCGATTTTTGGTATCAAAGAACTGAAGTTGGGGCTTAGCAAATCGTCTATGGCAGCGCAGGACATTGATATTGGCTTTAAAGAGATTCCGAATCCTGCGTATGCGAACATTGAGGTGACGCTGGAATGATGCAGAATCTTGATTATTATAAGCGCCTGGTTACGAGCGAATATCGCCACAGCCCACGCTTTACGGCGATGGTGCAGAAACTGCTTAGCTATGGTCTGGACATTGATAATAGCATAAACAATATGTTGTTGGCGTTTGAGGTGGACAATGCTAGTACGGCGCAGCTGGATATTTTAGGGCAGATTGTTGGTGTAGGCCGCCAACTTAAATTTGAGCCGTCTGCTGCTGCCATTGGTGAGGTTATTTGTCCATCGCCGGCAGAAATGGCAAGCGGTGAGGTCTATCCGATAATTTATACGCCTACGCCTGACAAATTGGAGAGCACGCCCATGCTTACAGGTTATCCGCCGGCGGAAATGGGCGAGGGCAATCTGCTAGATGACGAAGTTTTCAGGCTGATGATTAAGGCCCGCATTATCCAGAATGCCTGGAAGGGCACAATTGGTGAGCTGTACGATTTATGGGACGCTGTCATGGGCGCTAATAAAAAACTGTCCATCGAGGATTTGCAGGATATGAGCTACAACATTGTGCTGCAGGGCGATTACACGCAGCTTGAGGAAGAGCTCATCATCCATGCTTATGTTATTCCGAAGCCGGAAGGCGTGCGTATCAATGTGCTGACGTTTGTATCGACAGACGGCTTGCCTTTGTTTAGCTATGATTATAATACTATGCGTTACAGTGGCTATGAGAGCCATTGGGCGGAAGCAGAAAAGGGGAATTGATAAATGGCTAGTAGTAATTTTAAGGTTTTTGCTGAAGCCGTGGCAGCGCTGAATGTTGTGAGCGACGCAGAGTATGCTACGGATACACAGCGCATTAACGGCGTTGTGCCCGGTCTTGCTTCGGCGGCGCTGCATAACAAATTATACAAGCAGGCCACGATTATGGCTGCTGCGCTGGCGCAGGTGCTCGTGGAACAGGGGCAGGACGCTTTGGACAGTGACTACGCTGCGCTTGTGGCGTCGCTAAAAAAATCGTTGGTGCTGTCGCTGAACGGGGAGAAGCCTGATAAAAATGGCAATATCCAGAAAAATTTTGTCTATAGCGTTGAGGGCAAAACTCCCGACAGTAAGGGAAATGTTGCTCTGGATATTGATTATCTGAACGCGATGAGCTTTGTTGGCTCTGTGGTCATCACGAAGGAGAACATCAATCCCGGTACGAAGATTGGAGGCACGTGGCAGCTTCTGCAGAGCGGTCGATATATCCGCTCTGCTGGTGATGGTTATGCTGGCGGTGCTCTGGGTGGTAGCGATGGCTTTGTGCTTACGCAGAAACAACTGCCTGCACATAGTCATGAAGCTACAATTTATGGTGCTGGCAATCATAAGCATGATATCTATGTCAGCAATTGGCAAACCCATGGCGGCAGTGGTGGTGCAGGATATCAAGCTCATGAGCGCCGCTGGGGCGCAACTGAAGAGGCTGGAAATCACTCGCATCAAATATCCATCCAATCTACTGGCAACGGAGAAAAAGTAACTTTTGAGCCGTCTTATCTGTGTTTATATTTTTGGGTGCGTACTGCGTGAGGTGAAGTAAATAATGAGTAATGCAAGAATACAGTTTAGCCTTGCGAGCGAGGACGTGTGGAACGCTTATAATCCGCAATTAAAGGAAGGCGAAATAGTCACCGTCTTAAAGGCTAATAAAAAAGTTAAATTGGTGCAAGGCAAGGTCGGCAACTCAATGTACAGTGAGAGTACTGTAATTTGGGACGAGGATGAGGCACAGATTATTATGAGTCGCTCTGAAGCGGCGGCATCTACATCTACAACACAGGCAGCAGCTGCCAGTGGTAGTGCATCAAAAGCTGCTGCATCTCAATCTGCCGCTGCAACGTCTGCAACTAATGCTAAAGCAAGTGAGAACGCTGCTAAAACTAGCGAGACAAATGCTAAGTCATCAGAAACTGCTGCAAGAAACAGTGCCACGTCCGCTCCCTGACCGGCATGAGCCCCGGCGGGCGCGCCCCCCCCCCCGCCCCGCGCGCCG